CTTACGCGCAGCGGCCCAAGCGTAGCCATCAATGAGGGCTTGGTTAGGACCGGCATCGGACATGAGGTTGACCTCATCGTCCTCGTCGAAGAACTCGGTAAAGTCGAATGTACGGGCTGAGATTGAACGTCTGCTACGCGGCGTCTCGCCAAAGGTGGTCGCTTGTCCACGGGCTAGCTTCTCGGTGAGAGAGATAGATCCATAGACGGGGAACGACTTCATCTTTCCTTCGAGCGTACAGCTCTGGAACTTAGAAGCGATCCGTGACTCTTTGACTTGTGCGGCGTGGAAGGCAGCGTTCTCGAACACCACACGTTGGTGCTCAGTGAGTGTTGAAGCCATGAAGGCCCCTCCAATCTGAGAATGTTGCTTCTCTGATCGAAGAGGTATCCGAAACGGATCGGGGTCTTCTTGGCGCTTTCGCCCTGTCGTCGAGGGTCCGCTGCGTGCGGAGGTGTCCGTCGCGGGCACTTATCCCGATAAGTCATAGCGTTGTCAAGGATAAAAAAAGGCCGACCGGAGAGCGCCGGTCAGCCCAGAGAGCAGGTCCAAGCAATGGACAAGCATTTTTAGCGGCCTCGAACCATCGCTCTGCCGCAATTCATCAGTTCCGCATGGAGCTTGTCCCATTCAGGGCCACGATCATCTGGGTTGCTCGCGCCCTTCTGGTACACCTCATCACGGTGGATCGCATTCATACGCTTCTCGGCCTCATCAGGATTGGGCAAGCCAAGGGTCTTACCTTCTTGGATATGCTCAACCAGACGATCACCCCCCATCTCCTCTGCCATTGTAAGTAGCAGGTCTCGAATGGCCGGTTCATGCATAAGCCCAGTGGCCGTAAGGGCTTCAGCGGTCTCGGCTGGTAAGCTATCAAGTGAGTTCTGTATCGTCAGCATCTTACCCTCGAACTGGATGCCGTACTTCTCACGCGCTGAACGCTGCCATGCCTCCATGCGGGTCTTGCTAGCCTGCAACTGATCGGAGGTGGACTGGTTCACCGCTGCTCCCACGGATGAGCATACACCAGCGAACTGCTCTTGTGTGAGCTTATTGTCGAAGGCTTGTGTCCGTAAGATCTCGCCCACGTTCTCGAAGCCCTCGGGGATCGAGTACCCCTCTTGGCTCTCGACCTGAGTGCCGCTGGACTGTGAGTTAGATAGTTCAGTGATCTTCTGCTGGGCCTCACGGTACGAGGCAGCGAGCCCGCTGACGGTCTTCTTGCGGGTAATCAGGTCAGCGCCCCACGACGTATCGTCACCGATCAGGGCGGCTGTCAGCTCACCCACCACGATAGCTGACTCGTTAGTGTCAACCGTGCCCACGTCAGGCGTAGCGTCCCCCCCCAGGTTCCCTAGCTCATTCATCTTCTATATCCAGCCTTTCTTGATGTGTATTCATGTTCAGCAGTATCCACCCTATGGCCTGCCTGAAGCCTTGGCGGACAAAGAAGCGTGGCGAAGAGAAGGGCTCACCAACGGCGTCGAAGTCAATGACCTCAACACCGCCAGCCTTGCGCTTCATATCGTCCAGTACGTCCTTGCCCTCCTTGGTATTGAACACAGTGTGGTACTTGCGTTCCATCCTGCGTGCGTGCTCGGCGTTCCTTTTAGAGATCGCCTGGTTTTCTTCTATGCGCTTCTTGATCTCATCTGAACTCATACGCCTACGACGGGAGCGCCCGGTGATTGCAGCGGTGCTTGTGGTCTGGCGCCCATAGCTTGGGCGACTTCCATTTGCTTATCCACTGCGACGGCACGGGCGTCCGCGATCCTCTTCTCAGTAACGATCTCGGGATCGACCAACAAGTCTTGTGGGACGTTGAACAGGTCGGCAACGAGATCCGTTGCGGCATCGTAGTTCACCTTCTGAGTAACCTTCGGGTTGACCTCTGCCATCTCCTTGACTGCTGCAAGGAAGGACATTGAGTTCTGTGCGGTGGTTGACTTCTGCAAGGTGAAGAACGGGGAGACGAACCTGATGTCGAGGGCGTTGTTTCCAGTCGCGTCCATGACTTCGGCTAGCTCCGGTAACGCACCACGGCGCATCATCATCTCAACAGACGAGTTGACTACAGCCATGAGTGCCTTCTTAACGACTTCGGTAAGCGTGCTTGCCCGTAGCTGGGAGCGTGCCTGACGTGCAACAGTCTCTTCAGCGGAGCGTGGCTCAGTGTTAGGTTCACCGATCACGTCACCGAGCATTACGTCTTTGATCTGCTGACGGTCAGAGCGGAAGATCGAGTCTGCTTCAGCTATGTTCGCTCCGCTTCGCAAGTACTCGGGCCTTTGCCCATCGCGTTGAGAACGGACGCTCATGGTAGCGGCGTCGGACTGGTCGTACTTGACTACCGAATCGTGCTCGACCAAGAGCGGTGGCAAGAGGTCGGCTTCCAGCGCTTCGAGGACCATAGCCCTGCCCGCGTTGAGGCCAGCAACGTCCGGTCGAATCAAGTGCCCCAGTCCGTTTCCATACCATTCGCGTCCGATCCTGTTCCATGTTTGGATCGTGTAAGGGTGCTCGTTGAAGCCGCCCTCGCGCACGATCTTCTTTGACATTGGCTCTAGCCATATCGACGCCCACTTGCGGTTACTGTCTACCTTGATACCGCCGGGTAACTTGTTCTCGTTCGGGAAGGTGATGTGCCAGAAGTCGAAGCGTTCCAACATGCCACGCCCACTCATTAGCTTCTGCGAGATGATATGTCCGGGGTCACCGAACTCTTCCCATGCTTCACGCCCGTGCATTGTGTACTTCACTGCACAGAACAGAGGCGTGTCGTGTCGGTCAAGGGTCCACCAGATACGGCTGATGTCTACGGGCTCGAACGAGAAGCCACGGAAGCCTGACGCGCTGCTTGAGATTTTGCTGCGCTCCTGGAAGGCGGACGCCATGTTCCCGATAGCAACAGTGTCACGAACCCACTCGGTGCTAGCGTCATAGAAGTTAGATACGGAGAACTCATGCAGCAAACGCTCGGCTGTCTGCTGGTAAGCCTTGCGAATCTGCGGGTCTTTGCGTGTCTGCTCGTCGAATGAGCGCGGTGGACCGAACGTGATCCACGGGAAGTCTGGCGGGAACAGCTTACCTTTGGTGTGGTTTACTAGGTTGTGTAGCGCAACCATGCCTGTTGAGTCATACACAGGCAATGCTCGGTCGAATCCGTCATGTATATGCTGGGTGTTTAACTCTCCACGGAACGGCCAGAGCAAAGCCTGTACCTCCTCGAAGCCCTCGTCATGTGAGTAGCGCATAGATTGCATGTTACGTATGCGCTCCATGAGGACGGTTTCACGATCTTCAAATGGCAGCATGTTATCGCCTTCGTGTTCTGTAAAAGTTCTTTCTTATCGGTGCCACCTGAGTGGGTGCGCCGTTCTCGAAGTCGTCGAATGACTTAGCATAGCGCAGTGACATGAGCGCCTTGTGCAGCGCGTCTATCAAGTGGTCCTCAAGGTTTCGTTTTGGGTGACCGTTCTCTCCAACGTAAGTCATCTTCTCAAGCATGAACTGCGGACAAGTATTGAATACCTTGAAGCGACCAGTAGCCATGCGCATAGAGAGGTCGTCGATTGCTGCGCTTACTGAGTTAGAGAGTACCCAGTTACCACGCTCACCACGCACCTCATAGGCCGCAGACTCCTTGAGCATGTTCACGCCGTCTTTGATCCAGTGCTGCTTTATCGGCAAGCCTGATTGTTGTCGTCCACCATCGTGCGGCCAAGCGCACGGTACTTCCTCGCCACCCATGCCACGGACTGCTGCCGTGTGTATTGCACGCTCACCACCCTTGCACTTGTACTCACCGACTAAGTACACGGTGTCGGTCACCTTGTCGTAAGCGCAAGAGACGGCAGCGGTAGTTCCAATCGTGTGTGCGAAGTCGAGCCCAATGATACGTTGCCAGTGATCCGGGATCGGTATCGGGTCTATCAACAGCATTTCGTCTGGGTACGGGTAGATCGCACCCTCGCCTGCGGTGGGTAAGCCCATGAGGCGTGGCAAGCGGTCGTGACCGCGCTCATCTTCGTCGGCATCGCGGTTGAACTGTGCCTTGAAGGCGCGCTGAAAGTC